ACCGCGGTTGGCGGAGAACAGGTCCTGGTTGGAGGTGATCGTGCCGTTGCCGGTGGGGGAGAAGAGCTCGGGGCCCTGTTCGCCCACGATGTAGGGGCGGTTGGCGGAGACCGGGCCGCCGGAGGCGCGGAAGAATCCGGTGAAGCCACCGGCGATGCCACCGATGCCACCGAAGATGCCGGCCAGGCCCATCAGGGTGTTGTAGGTGCCGCCTTTGCCCATCATTCCGACGCCGCCGGCGATGGCACCGGCCCCAGCAGCGATGCCGGCCAGGCCGCCAATGACGTTGGTGAGGCCCGCCATGCCTTGGCCAGCACCCTTGGCGCTCTCGGCTGCTTTCTTGTTGGCTTCGGCTTGTTGGTTGGTGGCTTCGGCGGCCTGTTGGGCGGATTGAGCAGCGGCGCCGTTGGCTGCGGCCTCGGGGTTGTCACCGCCTGCTGGGGCGCCGGGTTTGTAGGGCTCGACGGGGATGGGTACTGGGCCCGCAGCGCCGGTGCCGCCAAGTGCAGCAGCAACGCTGTTCAGTGCAGCGGTGTTGGCCGAGAGCGCAGCGTTGTTTTCGGCTTGGAGGGCCTGGGTGGGGTCCTCGACGCCGAAGAAGTCTTTGAAGTTCTGGGCCAGTAGGTCTTCGAGGGGCTTGAACGCGGCGTCGAGGGCCATGTTCAAGAACTTGTCGGTGATGCCTTCGAGCATCGTGACCATGGCTTCTTGGATGTCGCCGCCGGTCAGGACGGTCTTGGTGAAGCCCTTGAAGCCATCGGTGATCGTGCGGGCGCTCTCGCGGATCAGGGCCATGGCCTTCTGGAAGTTGGCGACTTCCTTGTCGATGGCGGCGAGCTTTCCGGCGGCAGCGCGGGTGGCTTCAGCGAATTTGCGCAGTTCTTCCTGCGCTTGCGCGCTGTTTTTGCCGTACTTCTCCTCGAGCTCGATGCGCTTTTGGGCGATGGCTGCTTCGGCCTCGGCGCGGCGACGCAGCATGGGGTCGTCACCAGCGAAGGCTTCGCCCATCGCGGCTGTCCCTTGGACACGGGCGCGTTGGAGGTCGAAGCCCACCTTCTGGGTGGAGGCGCGGAGATCCTCGACGGCCTGTTGCTGGCGCGTGATCTCCAGGACCTGCTGGCGGAGCTTGCGCTCGGCTTCGAGCTGCTTGAGGTAGTCGGCCTGTTTGGCTTTGAGGGAGTCCTTGAGTTTGTTGAATTCGGCCTCGGAGAGCTTGCCGGCTTTGCGCTGTGCTTCGGCCTTGGTGAGGATCTCGGCGATTTCGCGCTCTTGGATCTTGCGCTTGGCGATCTCGTCGACGGAGAGCTTGAGGGCCTCGGGGTCGTAAGCCTGGCCTGAGGTGGCTGCCAGGGCTGCGAGAGCGGTCTGGGCTTCGACGAGCTGATCCTTGTACTGCTCGACGTTGATCTTGGGGAAGGCCGCCTTGGCGATTTCCTCGAAGGCAGCGGCAGTCTTGGCGTTGGTGAGGGCCTCTTGGAGTGCGCGGAGGCGCTCCATGGCGGAGGACAGGGAGCGGACCGCGGAGGCGTACTTCTCCACGGCAGGCGCAGCGACGTCCGCGAAGGACGGAGCTTGGGGTGCTGCCACGGCACTGCCCGGGCCTTTGTAGGCCGAGCCCGGGTCAGCCAGGTGCATGACCTTGTAGCTCTGGCCCTTGGGCCCAGCGATGGTGGCGTAGTTGCCGCCGAGTCCTTTGGGGTCGCGGGTGAAGTTCTGCAGGGTGTAGCCCTGGGCCAGGTTCAGCGGGGTTCCGGCGGGTCCTGCGAGGTCGTAGCCCTGATGCGTGCGACCACCGCTGCGTGCGCTGCCGGGTCTATCGGTCAGCGTCAGTTGGCGATTGACGTCAGGGGCAAAGATGGCGCGGGCTTCGGCCTCGCTGCCAGCGCCGGAGACGTGGAAGTGGGGACCGCTGGAGCTGGTTCCGGTGTTGCCCTGGGTCAGGCCCGTTGCACCACCGACGGGGCTCTGGCCAGCCAGCTGACGGCGGTAATCCGAGACGTTCTTCTCGTAATCACCGGCGCGCTTGCGGATCTCAGCGATCTTCTTCTCGTTCTCGAGCCGGTAGTCCGAGATCTGGCGCTCCAGGTTGGCGGCCTCGATCACCAGCTGTTTCTTGCCGGATTCGATGTCCAGCTCGCCTCGCTCGCGGATGGACAGGTAGTTGTTCAGGGCGTCGAGCGCTGCAGCGGAGGCGCCTTCTTCGCCCTCGATGAGCTTCTTGTTCGCCTGCTCCATCTGGAAGATGCGGAGCTCACCAGCGGCGCGGAAGATGTCGACTTCCTTTTGGGCGCGTTGCTGGCGCAGCTGGAAGAGCTGGTCGTCCTGCTGCTTGCGTAGGTCCCCGATCTCTTTTTCGAGGTTGACCCGTTTCTCGGCCTCGAGGGTGATCTTTTCGTTGATGCTTCGCTTGTCGCGCTCGCGGTCGACGGCGCTGAGTTGTCCCTTGATCTTCTGCTCTTCGGCCTGGAGGCCCTGGAGCATTTGGCGAGAGCGCTCCTCGAAGCGCCCGACCTCGGAGCCGGAGAGCGCATCCCAGAACTCGCGCCAGCTCTGGATGCCGGGCTTGAGCTCGTAGCGGATCTGGTTGATCTTTTCGCGGACTTTTTCGAGGGCGTCGAGGTTCTTGCCGTACTCGGCATCGACGAGGGCTTGCTCGAAGTCGCGGGCTGATTTGGTGGCGCTGTCCGCGGCGTCACCGACGTCTTTGTACTTGGTTTGGAGGCGGCGGAGGGCTTCGGCGGCGCGCTCGGAGCGGGTGGCTTCCTCTTGGGCGCGCTGGAAGCGGCCGAAGAGGTCCACCAGGACGGTGACGGCGATTTGGATCGCCAGCAGGATCAGGTTGAACTTGACGAAGCTCAGGATTGCGGTGCCGGCAGCGCGGGCTGCTGCGGTCGTGGCTCCGCCGAAACGGGTCACAGAGACACCGGCCTTATCTGCGGCAGTGCCGGCTGCTGTCAGTGAAGTGGCCAGGCCCAGCAGCTGCTGTTTCAGGGCTTCAGCAGCGGGGTAGGTGGCGGTGAGCGTGGCCGCGAAGGCAGCGACGACAGCCCCCAGACGGGTGAACGCAGCACCGACGGCGATGACCAGGCCACCGAGCAACGTGGCGATCCGGGCGACGAGGCCCTGGACGAAGGTGACAATCGGCGTCCAGGCCGCGATCAACGCGCCGGCCGCAAAGCCGAGCTTGATCACGGACATCACGCCGATCTTTTCAAGTAGTTGGAACTGCGCAGAGATCTGGCTGAGGTACTGGACGAAGGGAACCTGCAGGAGCTGGCCGTAGGCGCGGAGGACTTGCCCCAGAACTGCGGAGAACGCGGTGACGGCCTCGCTGAGGTTGGAGAAGATCTGGACGAGGGCTTTGAAGTTCTCGATTTGGATCGAGAGGAAGCCCTGGGCAAGACGGGCCAGGCCAGCGCCCACCAAACCGATGGACTTGGCGATCTCTTCGAACAGATTGCGCAGCGGCGCGATGACCGTGTTGGCGCTGGCCTGGAGGGAAGCGAAGGCTTTTTTGACGCTCTCGGTGAGCTGGGCGGCGAATCCTTCGGCACCGGCGCCTATTTGTCCAAACAGGGCCGAGCCACCGCTGATAGCGCTGAGGTTGGTGCTCAGCAGGGAGCCCAGTCCGCGGCCAAGGCCCTCGCTGATGGCGAAGACCTCTTCGCGGATCTTGAAGAGGAAGTCGAAGACTTTGGTCAGGCCCCCGAGCATGGGGTTGAGCAGACCGGCGCCGAACTTCTGGCTGATCAGTTCGCCAAGGTCGCGGATGTTGGAGACGACACCGGAGAAGCCTTGAGCGGCGATCCGCTGGCCGGCCACTGAGGCGGCGAGGCGCTCCTCGAGGAATTTGATAACACCGCCGGCCTGGGTCTTGGCGTTGGCGACGTCCTGGTTGGTGATACCCAGCGCTTTGGCCAGGTAGGAGTCGGTGGTGATGTCACCCCGGAGGATCGAGCCGATCTCTTGGCGCGCCTGGTACAGGGGGATGCCGAAGGTGCCGAGGGCGGCGGCGAAGTTGATTGCCAGGTCTTCGGCGTCTTTCAGGCCCCCACCGATTTGACCGATCTGGGAGGCAACGATGCCGAAGACTTCGATCACCTCGTTGGAGGTGACGCCGGCCAGGGCGATGGAGCGCTCTCGGATGCTGTCGATGCGCTTGGCGACCTCGCCGGTCAGGGCAACGATCTTTTGGTACGGGTCGGTGATCTCCGTGCCGTTGCGGAAGACCTTGTTGGTAGAGGCGAGGGTGGTCTGGGTCTTGAGGATCGTCTCGCGGAGCTTGATCTCGCGGCCGATGGTCTCGTTGAAGAAGCCACCGAAGGCTGCTTGGACAAGGCCGACCGCTTCCTTGACGGCGAAGAGGGCGAAGCCGGCCTTGGCCAGGTTGTTGATCAGGCGACCGGCAGCACCGCCGGCGGCCTCGAACGAGTTGGAGAGGATGGCCCCGGCTTTGGCGTTCTCGCGCAGAGCAGCGGCGGACTCGGGGGCGGAGCGGGCAAGGTTTGCCGTGCCCTTGGCGAGACCCTCGACCTCGCGGACGCGCTCGCCGATTCCGGGGATGTTTTTGCTGAAGCGGTAGAAGGTCTGGATGTTGTTGCCAGCTTCTTTGACACTCGCGTTGATGTCTTTGAAGCGTTTGTTGATGTCCTGGAAGCTGGAGACATCAACCTTGATGTTGCGGTTCTTGGTGGCTTCGGCCGCTGTCTTGTCTACGGCACGCAGTTTGCGCTCCGCGTCCTGCGTTTCCGCTGTGACCCGCAGGCGAAAATCTGCCACCAACCAGCGCTATTCGTTATCCGTATGCTACGGCCGGCTCTCGGAGGGGGTGATGAGGGCGACGAAGACGTGCATTGGGATTTGGCGGTTGCGGAGCAGCTCGCTGAGGATGAATTTGGTTGGCTGATCGGGGCCGTCGGCCTCTTGGTTGGAGGGTCTCCAGTTGGGGAAGGGAAGGAAGTCCTCGGGCTTTGATTTGGGTGCGGCGCGCTTGGAGTTGGAGAAGCCGTGAGCAACCTGCAGCACGAGGTTGGTCAGGCGCGCTGAGGTGATTGCGTTGATGTTCGCCTGGGCTTTTTCCTGATCGTCGAGCTCGCGCAAGACCCAGCGCACCGTGCTAATTGGGGTGCGTAGGAAACGCTCCGCAGGGAAGTCTGCTCCGAGGGCGGAAGTGCGGAGGCGCACGTAGATCGCATCCCAGTTGGTGATCGGGGAGCGGAGGTGCGCCTCGGCCTCGGCTAGGACTTCTTCCGGGGTGGGCTGAACTCGGGTTCGGCCTCCGAATCGTTTCCCGCGTCAGGCTCCGGCCAGCCATCGCGCTCCCAGAGAATCAGGGAGAACACGTCTTCCATGACTTTGGTTGGCATGGCTTCGGTGTCGTCCTCGCTCCAATCGGGGAGCTTGGACCAGTCGTCGGCGCCTGGGAGCTTGGCTTCTCCGCGGTAGCGCATGAACAGGGTCACGAAGGCGACCTGCTGGGCGACAGCTCCGATGGTGTCTTTCTGGAGCTCTTCGAGGTCGCTGGCGTAGTCGTAGAGGAGGTCTTGATTGGCTTCTTCGCCGGCCTGGCTGAGGAGGTCGACGGCTTCTTTGGTGCTAATTCCTTTGTCTTTTGCGATGCGTTGTGCGAGTTTGATCGAACGGAAGGTGGATTTGGACTGCTTCCGTGAGATTTCCTCGATACCCTTTGCTTCGCCAGGCACAAGATCGTTGTAGATCGGGAAGCGGAAGGGGCCGATCTCGTGGTACTTCTCAGGGGAGAAGAGAAGGCTGGCGTATTTCGACATAGCGGCGGGTGTGCTGAACCAATTGTACCGCCGATATCCGCTCAGCGTATAGAGTTGGCGCTGTAGGGATGTGCTGTGTGGAAATCTGGAAGCCTATCCCGGAGTGGGGAGACCTCTACCAGGCTTCCTCTCACGGGCGAATCAAGTCTGAAGATCGTGTCAGCACATACGTTCAGGGGTTCAGCTCTGTCACACGATGCCGAAAAGGTGTCATCTTGAAGCCCATCAAGATGACAACGGGCTACTGGGGCGTGATCCTTTGCCGAGAAGGTACGAGATGCTATGTCGCTGTCCACAAGCTTGTCACAGCAACGTTTTATGGCCAAAGGCCCTGCGGCCTTGTCACCCGTCACCTAGACGGAGATGTCGACAACAACAGGCTTGAGAACCTCGTCTACGGCACCGCTCAAGAGAATGCCGACGACAGGCAAAAGCATGGACGAACTTGTCGAGGCGAGCAGCACCCACGAGCTGTGCTTAATGATTTTCAGGTTGATGAGCTGAGACGCTTATACGCCGAGACCCAGGCCACAACTCGGGTGCTAGCCCAGCACTTCGGGGTGTCAAGCGTGCGTGTGTCGCAGCTGCTGAGAG